GTTATAATGGTTTTGATGGAACAGAAGGTACTTTTAGTACAGACTCAAGTGACACAGGAGCTTCTGGAGGATTTGATTCTGCTGCAGAGGATTCTGATCAAAGCGGTGGTGATGCTGGTTCTACTAGCGGTACAGATTCTGCTGGAGATGGTGGTGATGGCTATGCAACCGGTGGCAGAGTTGGATTTGCAAATGGTACTTATTTAGAAGAAGACGCGGCAAGAACAACTTATGATCAAATTTTAGGACAATTTCTTGCTAATAGAGGTGATGATCCTAATTTTGTTCACATAGTAGATCCAGATATATCTAATATATTAGGTGTAGAAGCAAAAGATTTATGGATTCCAAAACATATAGCTCCTTTCTATGAACAAAAAAAACAAGAATATTTATCTCAACAAGTCCCAAGATCTGATTTATATTCTACTACATTATCCAATACTTCTCCCTTACAACAACATTTTGATCAAAATCAATTGTTAAAAAATGCAGTAGCTAGTGGACAAATAACTCCGGAACAATACAATGAATTAGGTGGATATGATGTAACTCAAACTATGGCAGGGGGAAATCCTGTAATTGGTGGAATAGGTAATTTAATTGGAAGCCTAGGATACAATGTCGTTCAATCTATTGCAGGGGATCAACCTTTTAGTGATATTCCAGGAGACGTTTATAGAAATGTAAAAGGTGGACTTGGATTCATTTCTCCTGAATTAAAACAAACCTATCAAGATATTGTTCAACAAAGATTTCCTACCTATCAACAAGATTTAGAAAACTATAGACAACGACAAGCTGCTGTTGATCGAAATCAAGTAAGACAAAATTATTTACAAAATCTACAAAATACAGGAACAACTAATGTAGGAGAATTTCAATCTAAATTACAATCTAATTTAATGTCTAATCCAAATTTAGCTAATGGAGGACTAGTAGAAAGAACAGGTTTTAAATTTGGAACTAAGCTTGGAAGATTTTGGAAAATTGCTAAAAAAGTTTGGGACGATATTAATCCAACCGGAGATCGAAAATACGATGCACAATTAGTTGCAGATGAATTAGCAGACAAAATATTTAACAAATTCATGGATGAATTACCACGAAACGTTCAAATTGATTTATATGCACTAGCTTATAACAACGCTCCCAAAGTAAATGTTTTGTTTAGGAATCCACAAACTTTATCCGAAGCAGCTAAAAAAGGAATGGCTGCCTCTAAGGAAATGGAATCGCTAGGATTAGATGTTACTAAAAGCAGTGATTTCTTCAAATACGAAGAAATGAAATTGTCTGGACAACTAGGATTAGAACATCAAGTACAAGCATACAAAGATAAAATTAGAGATGAATTTTATGGTGTGATTGATGACACGTTAATGAAACAAGTAGAAGTAGATGATAATCCACAACGATTAGCGGAAGTATATGCATCGATTAAAGAAGGATTAGAAATGCAAAGAAAAGGAATGACACCAGAAGAAATTGTCAGAGTCATGAAACAAACCCCTCGAACTAAGAATGCAGATGGCGGCCTAAATTATTTACTAGGGTTTTAATTATGAAACGAGGACTAAGAACAGTCGTCTACGATGATACTATCCTAGAAGATTCTCCTATAGAATTACCTAATCAAGGTTATGAAAAAACAATGCCATCCGGAACACCTCCGATGGATAATGTTATGCCAGAAATACCAGGCATGGAAGATCCAAGTTTACGACAAATAGAATTAGCTGATGGTGGTGTCGTGGAGCGAGAAGGGTTTGATCAAGGAGGAGATGTTAAAAAATTAAAAGAATATCTTTCTAACGATAGAAATAAATTTATTACTGAATTTACTAAATATACTAATAAATATTTTTATGGAAATTTTAAAAGAGCAGTAGAAAGCATTGGTGAAAAAAGAAATAAAATAAGAAGCATATATGAAAGAAAAGGAATAAAAAATCCTGGACAAGGAAGTAAGGTTCAAACTGAAGTATTCATTGGAGGAGAGAAACCAGAAGATTTTTCTACTAAATTAAAAAGAGAACCAAATATTTTAGATAAATTTAAAAATAAAGATACTTTTGTAGACGCAAACGTTTTAGCAAAAAAATTTGGAGTAGATATTAGCACAAAACATAAACGAGATGTTTTTATAGGATTTTTAAATAGAGCTGGAGTGGATAAGCAAAATTTTTCAGGGAAGATGAATCTTTATAATATAGGAGATGCGGCAAAAAAATTACCTAAAACATTTGAAAACAAAAAGGTAAAAGGAGAAACACTTGCAAATAGTCAACGACTTTCTATTGAATCTGAATTAGATAATGATTTAAAAAATTTTAAAGAACGTATTAAAAAAGAAATTGGAAAAGTTTCAAACGAATTTGATATATATATTCCAAATGCAGTAGAGGATGTAGGACATGCGGTATCAATAAAACAAGCGTCTAAATATCCGAATTTATTTAAAGATTCAAACACAGTTAGTTTACAATCTTTAGTTTTTCAAGACCCAAAAATAAATCGAGAAATTTTAAGTAAAAATATGGAAGGAAAATTTGATTCTGTTTATAAAGAATTAAATGATTTAGTTGATAAAAAAATAACTCCAGAATCTAGATCTAAATTAATTCAGTTAAATAAAAAATTATCTAATCTTAGAAATGAAACTATTTCTAAAATAAAAAATTTATCTAAAGAAAATAAATATTTTAAAGGACAAGAAAAAAGAATTCCTTTAATTGAAATTAACATTCCAAAAATTGGAGAAACATTTAAATCACAAAATTTAAAAGCAAATATGTCTGTTGTAGATGATTATTATAGATATGGTAATATAAATCAAATTAATCCTACGGCTAATAAATTAACTGATTTATCTTCAAAAGAATTAAGTCAATTTGAAAATAAAGTAATTTCACAGTATTCTGACAATGCTAAGAAGTATTATTTAGCTTCAGGTTTTCCTCAAAAAGAAGTTTCTGAGTTAGGTGAAATGATAGATACACGTGTGGCTAATGAAAGAATCGATACACAAGTAGGTGAAAAAAAAATAAAAACAATCGTTGAGAATATTGGCTGCCCTACAGGATCATTAAAAGCAGCTAATGGAGCCAACTGTTATATTAAAGGAGCGGAAAAAATCCAAGCAGGAAAATTAAATCAAAATGAATTTAACATTTTACAAAAAGCAGTTAAGTCACCTGCTGTTGCAAAAGCTGTTAAATATGGAGGAGTAGCTTTAAAAGGATTAGGAACTTTACTTACTCCATTAATGGTTTATGATACATATAGTGCTTACAAAGAAGGAAAACCTATTTCTGAAGCATTAGAATACGGATTACTTGGAACTAATATTATTGGGGGTACTAGGGACGAAATGAGACTAACCCCACAAGAACGAGAAGCGAGAGGAGTACAAAAACAGTATGAAAGAGAACAACAAGATGTATCAGGTCTTAGTAGCGATTTTTATTTTCCTTCTGATTTGTCAGTTGATCAAGCTGCCAAAATTTATAAACAAAGTCAAAATAGAGTTGCAGCAGAACGAGCAGCTGAAGAAAAACAAGCAGCACTTGAAAACGTCTATCAAGGAGATCCGGGGATATTAGATTATTCAGAATATGCCTACGGCGGAAGAGTAGGATTAAAAGATGCAGGAGATCCAAAAGACAAACCTCTTATTCCTATCAATCCCATGATGGATGAAGGTCCACAAGATCCTAGTAGAAGAACATTTATTCAAGGAGCAGGTGGTATAGGTTTGGCAGGATTATTATTAGGTACAGGATTATTCAAATTAGGAAAATCTGTAGCATTACCATCTAAAATTGGTTCTATGATAAAAAACACTACTGCTCCATCTTGGATGGAAGCATTGATTACTAAAGTAATAAAAGAGGGGACTGATATACCTATTCCAAAACAACCAGGGGCTACCGCCGAAAAAATTTCTATGAAAGAATTAGAATTTAAAAATCCAGAAAATGGTAAAACGGAAATAATTAGATTAAAAATAGATGAAGCTAAAGACACTATTGATGTAGACTATATCGGAGATAATACTTTAGCTGGCCAAGGAGTAAGTTTTAAACTTTCTCCAAAAGAAAAAATAGTAAGCAGCAAAGATGGTAAATATTTAACTTCTGAAAAAGTTAAAGGTGAATATCAATTCTCTGCACATGAAGCTGAACCTAGAGTAGTAAATTGGGATGGTGACATAGAATTTGATGGAGAAACTGGAGTTAGAAAAATTATTGACCTTAATTCAGATGTTAGTGGATTAAAATCTTTTGTAACGGGTGGCAAAGGAGTTGATAAAAAAGTAGCTAAAATAAAAAGAGAAACGGTTGACAAAATAGAAAAAAACCCTGCGGAATATATAGAGGACGCTTTTGATGATAGTTATTACGATCCCTCTTTACCAACAGAATAGTGTAACATGATTAAACCTAAGAAACTAACTACCACTATACCCCCTAAATCAGGCCCACAGCCACAAGGCTTGAATATTAACTATAATACTGTTAAAAAGACCCAAACGGAGAAAATAAATGGCAGACATAGACAAGTCGTTACCAAACGAAGCTAGACCCATATTACCAGGAGAAGAGCCAGAAGAATTAGAAGTAGTAGAATCTGGAGAACAACCCGTATTAGGCGAAACAGAAATCATGGAGAATGAAGATGGTTCTGTTGATATTAATTTTGATCCAACTGCATTAGCTGCAGAAGAAAGCAAAGACCATTACGCTAACTTAGCAGAGTTTATGGATGAGACTGTGTTAGCAAGATTAGGCACAGAGCTTTATCAAAATTTTCAAGATTATAAAAATTCCAGAAAAGATTGGGAGACTGCTTATAGACAAGGTTTAGATTTATTAGGATTTAAATATGAACAACGAACCGAACCTTTCCAAGGTGCGTCAGGTGCAACTCACCCCGTATTAGCGGAAGCTGTAACTCAATTTCAAGCTTTGGCGTACAAAGAATTATTACCTGCAGACGGACCTGTGCGAACACAGATTTTAGGAAACCCTTCGACTGAAAAAGAACAACAAGCAAAACGTGTTAAAGATTTTATGAATTATCAAATCATGGATCAAATGAAAGAGTATGAGCCAGAATTTGATACTATGTTATTTCATTTACCTCTTGCAGGATCTTCTTTTAAAAAAGTATATTATGATGAAATAGAAGGAAGAGCTGTTTCTAAATTTGTTCCTGCGGATGATTTATATGTTCCTTATTCTGCAAATTCTTTAGACGAAGCAGAATCCATTGTTCACTTAATTAAAATATCTGAAAACGAATTACGTAAGCAACAAGTAGGTGGTTTTTATCGAGACATAGAAATAAAAGCGGGAGATGATAAAGAAACCGATATAGAAAAAAAAGAAAGAGATTTAGAAGGACTTTCTAAATCAAACTATGAAGATGTTTATACATTATTAGAGTACCATGTTAATTTAGATTTAGAAGGATTTGAAGACGTAGGACAAGATGGTGAACCTACAGGAATTAAACTTCCTTACATTGTAACTATTGAAGAAAATTCTAGAGAAATTTTATCGATTAAACGAAATTATGAAATAGGAGATCCTAAGAAAACTAAGATACAATATTTTGTTCATTTTAAATTTTTACCAGGATTAGGATTTTACGGTTTTGGTTTAATTCATATGATTGGTGGATTATCAAGAACAGCGACTGCTGCATTAAGACAATTACTAGACGCAGGAACATTATCTAATTTACCTGCAGGATTTAAACAACGAGGAATACGAATTAGAGATGATGCACAAGCTATACAACCAGGAGAATTTAGAGATGTAGATGCACCTGGTGGAAACATTAGAGATTCGTTCATGATGCTTCCCTTTAAAGAACCTTCGCAAACATTGCTGGGTCTCATGGGGGTCGTTGTTAATGCAGGTCAACGCTTTGCTTCAATAGCGGACATGCAAGTAGGTGATGGGAATCAACAAGCGGCAGTGGGAACGACCGTAGCGTTGTTGGAAAGAGGAAGCAGAACGATGTCCGCAATCCATAAAAGAATTTACGCAGCGCTTAAATTAGAATTTAAATTACTAGCAAGGATTTTTAAATTATATTTACCACAAGAATATCCTTACGATGTAGTAGGGGCAGAAAAAACAATTAAACAATCCGACTTTGATGATCGAGTAGATATTTTACCGGTAGCAGATCCTAATATTTTTTCTCAAACACAAAGAATTAGTTTAGCACAAACAGAATTACAATTAATGGCAGCTAATCCTGCTATTCATAATCAATATGAAGTATACCGAAACATGTATGAAGCATTAGGTGTCAAAGATATTGATAAAATACTTATTCGTCCACAACCCCCACAACCAAAGGACCCAGCATTAGAGCACATCGATGCTCTTGCTGGGACACCATTCCAAGCATTCCCTGGACAAGATCACAGGGCACATATGACGGCGCATTTAAATTTCATGGCAACTAATTTAGCTAGAAATGCACCGATGGTTATGGGAGCATTAGAAAAAAATTGTTTTGAACATATTTCTTTAATGTCGCAAGAACAAGTGGAAATAGAATTTAGAAATGAGTTACAACAATTACAACAAATGCAAGCTATGATGCAACAAAACCCACAAATGGCTCAACAGATGCAAATACAAACTAAAATGTTGTCAGAAAAAATTGAATCTAGAAAAGCTGTATTGATTGCAGAGATGATGGAAGAATTTATGAAGGAAGAACAGAAAATTACTTCTCAATTTGACAATGATCCTATTGCAAAATTAAAAGCAAGAGAATTAGATTTACAAGCTCAAGAAAATGAACGTAAGAAAAAAGCAGATCAAGAGAGAAACAACATTGATAAGATGAAAGCAATGATGAATCAGATGACAGATCAACAAAAACTTGATCAAAATGAAGAATTAGCAAA